TTATCAAACTCAGCTAAGATAGCATCAAATTCAGCTAAATCAGTAGCAGCGTTAACACCAGTAACACCAGAAGTAACATTACCTCTAGAAGTAATAGCAGCGAATAAACCTTCTGTACCAGTTCTTTGACCTGTTGCGGCAGTTGATCTTGCAGCGCCTAAAAAGTCATCAGTATCATCAGTACCCGGAACACCAATCTCAGATTCTAACATTGCCATTTCTAAGTAATCAGTAAAACGTGCTCTTGTGTCAGCTTCAGCTTTTAAATACCATAAGTAACCAGATTGACCAGCTTCAGCAGCAACTTCAACCCAACCAATTCTAGCTGTATCAGAACCTGATACCTCGTAGTAATCTTTCATAATAATTGGTTTGTTGCTAAAAGACTTAAATTGAGGTTCATTAGCTCCTCTTGTATCAGCAGCTGTACCTTCAGCGGTAGCGCTTCTGTAAGATTCTCCTTTATCAAATTCAGAACCATAAACTAATATAGTTGTTTTTTTAGAAGTTGTTAACTCAATCGTAGATAAGTTAGCTAAACCAAAAGGTGCTACATCAATAACACCACCCGCAGCTTCTACTTTTCTAACGATACATTTAACTGTACCTAAAGAGTTAGAAACGATAATTAAATCATTCACTCTAATACCGTGGTTAGCAGGCGTAAAGTCTGCACTTTCATCGATATCAGATTCAATTGTAATCTCACCAGAAGATGATGTACCACCTGAGTGAGCAGATACGTTACCTTTATAAGATAAATGTAAACGACCCTGCTCAGACCAAATAACTTGATCAGCAGACATCGATTCTTCAGCCCCAACTTGCGATAAGAAACCTGATATAGTTCTCGGTCCGAAAACCTCTGCTTCTTTCTCCATTAGGTCTGGTAGATATTGCTGCGCCCAACCTTGTCCAGCTGTCGCAGTAAAATCAAAATAGTTTGTTGCTAGCGCTTGTTGCTCTGGAGCAGGCACGCTATTCAAACTAGGACCATTAGTAATTGCCATAATTTTTAAATTTTAAATTGTTATTTATTTTTGTTTTTAATTTTAAACTTGAAATCAGGTCCATCATCATTTAAAGCTCTAACTTTCAAACCGCTAGTATTTATATTCTCGTTATGAGACTGCCTAGGATCCATGCTTACATTTTTTGATTTAGCAATACTGTCTTTTAAAGCGTCAGCCTTGCCTTGTTCATAAAAATGATTTGCAATTTGATCTGGGTTCATAGCAGTAAAAAGTCCTTTGTGGTAACCTGTAGCGTCTTGCATTGTATTATCTTTATTCAAAAACTTTTTGATAAAGTTATTAATATCGCTTTGAGTTTCCTTTACACCGTTTGTATCTTTAACATTAAATCTAAACTTTTTATCTCCAACATTATATTCAAAACCTTTGAATTCGTTGCTAAAAACTTGATTAGTTTTATTTTGAAAAATACTTGTGTGTTCTTGATTTACCTTTGATCTCTCGTTGTGTTTATTAAAGAAATCAATCGCATTCTGTTGCTCTTGAGTGAGCTTCGATCCAGCTTTGATATCTTCGTAGTATTTGGATTTTACACTTTCCAAGTGTTGCTGTGCCTGAGCAACTTGCTCCTTCATAGCTAATTTTTTTCTTTTTATATCTTTTTCATCATCAACCTCTTCATCGTAAGCAAAAGTGTCTTCCATAACGAAATCAACCTCTTCGCTTGATAAGTGTGGTTTTGTTGAACTATAATATTCTTTTAATAAAGTGTGATTGTCTAACTTAGAGTAATCTTGATTTAAAGTAACATAATCATTTATATCACCACCTGTTTCCTCCATAAAAAACAATAGTTTTTCTACATTTTCAGGAACTGGTTTACCAGTATGCTCAGCCTCTACAATTGCTTGTTCTACAACTTTTTCTACTTCTTCTACTTTTTTATCTGTAGAATCACTAGTAATTTCCTCTAATACTGAATCTTCCTGTGTTTCTGTTTTCGGTTGTACTTCTTCTTGTTTTTGTACGGGCTCGGCATCTTTAAGCTCTGTAACCACTCCCTCGTTGTTAGTGTTATTTTCTTCAACTTCATTTTCTTCTGGTTTTTCTGGTTTATTTAAATCAACCTTAGTTATTGTTTGTTTGCTCAAATCTTCAGGAGCTTGTTTCATTTTAGCTTTAACTTTGGTAACATTTCCTTTTGTTTCGCTACCAGTTGGTTGTTTTTCTTTTTTTGCTTTTACTTTAATTTTGCCAGTCTCACTATCAGCGATTGGCTTTTCTTTTTTTTCTGCCATAATATAATATAATAATAGTTAATAAATTTTATCTAGGACCAAAGTTAGATAAATCAATTCCACCCATCACATCATTTCCAGATGATTCGAAATTTTTAGGTGGTTTATCTGCGTTTCTTTGGTCTATCAACTCTGATTGTTGAGTTGCTTGTATTCTTGTTCTCTCGTCTTTACGATTTTCTTTTTCTGTTTCTACAGATTTTTTACCTTCGCTTTCTGCTCCAGCTAATTGCATGTTATATTCAAATTCTTGAGCCATAAGTTCTTTTTTAACCTCAGCTTCTCTCATTAATTTTTCTACTTCAAATTGCATTTTAGCTTCTTCTATAGAAATAGTTGTTTGCACTAATTGTTGTTGTTTTTGCATTTCCATTTCAGCTGAAGCTTCTTGTTGTTGTATGTTGGCAGCTGCCTGGGCTTGCATATTTTCTTGTTGTATTTGTTGGTCTCTTTGTATTTTCTTTTTTCTTCTAATTTTTAATAGTTGATTAGCTAGTTTTACGTTTTTAATTTCTCTAAGATCAATAGCATCTTCAAGCTCTATGTTTTGTTGACCTAAGGCTACTTGAATGTTGTTTTCTAACATAGCTTTTTCCTCTTCATCAGGTGTTAATTCTATAAATATACCAAAGTCATATAAATGTAATTTAGACATTTCGGTAAGTGTAGCAACGTTGTGAGCACCTATTGATTGTATAAAAGCATTTTTTGTAGGAGAATACTCAACTATATCTGATATTCTAAGAGATAAACATTCTGTAACTTCTTTTGTTAAAAACAACCCGCCTTGTAATATGTGTCTAGTGGCTGTGTTAGAATTTGCCGCAGCCATTTTTTGAACCCCAACTAAAGCTTTAGGATCTGGTTGCGCTGCGTCTCTAGCTTCATTTAGACCAGTTACGTCTCTAATCATTTGTAGATAATAATTATAATTACCTATAAGTGACTGTAATTTAGCACCACCAGAGCCAGATTGTATTTCTTGAATAGGTATTTTGCCAGGATTCATATCACCTTCAGAAGTAAAACTTCGCCCTATAACAGAACCTGTTTGAAAAAACATGTTTAAAGCTTCTTGTGGATTATAGTTAGTTCCATTGCCTAAATCTATTTCAGCTAAACCGTCGGCGTCAAGATAAACACCATCAGGTGTCATTCTAGACATTACTTGTTGTAATTTAAGGTGTGTTAACTGAATCATATCAGCAAAACCAGTAATTCTTTTAACTAATGAATCAATACGGCCCTCATACATTCTTGGCGCGCATATAGCGTAGTTCATTTTTACTTTAGTAAAATCACTTTTAGGACGCATCATGTTTTTTGCCATTTCCCATTTAAGTAACTTTTTAGTACCAAGTATTAAAGCCCCATCATATAGCACCTCTATTTTTCTTGACTCTTTAGTAAAGTTTTCGTTATCTTCTGGGTTAAACGTATCATCTTTTTCAATTGCTTTTTCAGCTCCACTAGCAGTTTCTTTTAATTTATAAACTTCATTCATGTAAGTTTTATAATTAAAATATAATACATCTACTTTATTTTGATCGTTGTCACCCTCTCTATATCTTTTGTTCTCCCATTTATTGTAACCACTTCTACCCTTTTTTTGTATCTCTTGTAAATCTTCAGTTGTTAAATGTGGAAATTGTTTTATTAATTCGTTTATAGGTATTGTTTTTATTTCACCTACATAATATATATCTTCAAAATAAGGTGACTCTGTGTGGGAATAAACTAAATTTGCTGGATCAACGTAATCAATTTTTGCACCCTCTGAAGTATTAAAAGAGGTTTTTACAGCGCCTATACCTAATACGGTTAAGTCGTAGTAAAACCTCTTTTTTATTAACTCATAATTATTACCTTCCATTAAAGTGTTTAAAGCTTGCTCTTCTGCTATTTCTACCGCTTGCTTATAATTAAGTTGCATGTGTAAATCTAACTCCTCTTGTGAGTCTGGCAACAAGTGAGGTGGATTTTTAAATAAATCCATACCAAACTTTTCTTTAACAAAGTTTTTTAATTCTTTAGTTCTCATATCTTCCATAACACTATCCATATAGATAGTTCTTTTGCTAACACCAAATGGATCTTGAGAATATGCTTTTATATCATACATTCTGTTAGACATACCATTAACAACTATATCTACAAACTTTGATATAATAGGAACTGGCTTCCAGTCTAAATTAAGATAAGATAAATCACCATTTATTGATAATTCGTCTTTATATTTTTGTATTGACTGCTCTCCACGGGCATATAATCTTAAATTGTGGAAATTATTTTTACTGTTGTAGTATCTTGTTGTTTGATTATCTTCGTCAAACCACTCTCCTTCTATAGCTTGAGCAACCTTGAGGCCGTACTCATAGCTTAGTTTTTCAGCATCACTTACTACTTGACTTGGAAAATTCCTCATATTATTCTTTAATTATTTTAGACACACTTCCTTTGTTGGAATATTTAGAAACATGTATATTCAATTTTGGTTTTTCAACTTTTGCATTTGGTGCGTATAAATGTCTATTGTTAGCCATTATGGCTAAACCACTGCTTATAGTAGCATCATGCTTTGTTCTTTTTGTTATGTCAAATCTTGACCAGTCACTTAATAGCTCGTTAAAATATAAATCACCATGACTACCATCTTGCTTCATACCTACGTGATCTTGAATATACATTTCAATTGCAGCAGCATGGGCTTGTTTTATGTCTTCACTAGAGTTTGGTATACCACCTACTTCTTTCTCTGCCACAGATAATTTATTCCATATCTTATCAGGTCTATTCATACTAAAACCTCTATAACCTCTTCTTCTTAAATAATACAACAATCTAGGTTTATTATTCTCTGCGAGTATTGGCATGCCGTAAAAAACTAGCGCCATTAAAACATCTTCAAAAAATGTTTCTGCCGTAGGTGGTCTTGATAAGTACTCTAAAAAGAAACTATTCGCAGGAGCGTCCTCCATACTAAACCTGGTTAAGCCATGTAATGCTCCTTTAGAGCCTTCTCCATCTACGGTTCCTGATATATCATACGAGTCACAACCAAATGCTCCCATGTGTTCATTACCAGGATATTTTATACCATTTTTAAGTACCACTCTATTTTGTAATTCAGATTTTGGAACCCAACTAACTTTAAATCTACCTTTTGGATCTGGATAAAATATTACTTGCGTGTCTTTTACCCCGCTTACCCACTGAAAATTACCAGTTGTAATTCCTAATGTTCTAGACATTTCCTCGTTGTAATCTATCTGCTCGTATATTTTCACTAAGTTAAATATACTATTTTTAGTCTCATCTCTAAACGCGTGCTCTGTAGTTCTTGGAAATTGACGGTAAAACTCGTTTAAAGCATCTTGATCATCTTTCAAGCCATCTACTTCGTTTTGCCAATTATCTATTACACCTACATCTATTAATTCACCGTCTGGGGCAAGCACATCTGCGTCAGGAGTAGTGAATACTGGAACTCCATGCTCGTCAATAAATCCTTCGTAGTTCCATTCCATTGGGATAAACAAAGAGTATAAACCAGATTTTGTCTGACCATTTCTATTTCGTTTAGTGACATCTGATGCATTATATAATTTTTTAAAGTTATCACCTCCTTTATCTAAAGCATTTGACGTTGATCCCATCATACACTTACCAACTATTCTACTACCTAATCGTAAACAAGTTTTTGTAACTCTCCAATTGTTTAATATATTATCAGGTCTTTCCCATTTACCACTTTCATCATGAACTAGTAAACTTAATTTTTCACCATCATAACTATTGTCCCCGGTGTTTTTCCAATCAATAGTTGTATCTAACCCTTGTATTTCTTCAAGTTTTTCATTCGCCGTAATTTTCTTCCTTGTAAACTTGCTAGCAGGAACTCTGTAGGCCAATTCGGACTTTGGGCGATCCATACCATCTTGGATAGGTTTAAAGAAAAAAGGATAATTAATCGATATAGGAACGACTTTATCTGTAAACATTTTTTTAGCATCAGCACCAGTTTTAGAAAGTATACCATATCTACTATCACTTGCAAGAGTAGCTAAATTAACTGTTTCTGCAGATGACATGAACGAAAACCCTGATCTTCTGTTCTTTAGATAACACATACCATAACAACGCTTGTCCGCTTTGCAGGCTTCCCAAAATATATAAAATATCCTATTAGCCTCTCTAAAGTCCGGTGCTCCAACATCTATTTTACTCCATTGTAAATACATGTAGTGTGTACCTGTTATGTATGTTGGTTTATTATTATTTACAAACCAAAACCCTTCGTCTCTTCTTTTAAACTCTTCATCTATGTAATCAAACCACTGTTCTTTTTGTTCTTCAGGATAAGACCTCCAGTCAAAAATATTTTTAAGACGAGATAATTCTTTTGGTTGTTCTTGTTTAACCCACTTGTTTAATTCATGTTTGCACAATTGCCCTGGCACTCTTGGCAGCGCAATTCGCAAATTTTGTATTTCAAGTATTTCACCAATTTGACCAGTTTTTGATATAACGATAATATCATGTTCTTTATTGTATCCATATTTCCATTTTTTACCCTTGTTAAGTCTACTAATTGTAGTTCTTTTTACAGGTTCTATTATTTTTATTAATGATTGCTCGTAACTCATTTTGATCTTCCTTCTGCAAATCCTTTAAACACTTTGCTTTTTTTCTCTTCAGGCTCCTTACCTTCTAATAAATTTTCTTCTTCTTGGATTCTGTTGAGTATTTCAAACGCATCAAATATAGCTAATTTTTTAGTAGCAGCAGCATTTTTTAATCTATCAGCAGAAACATCATCTTCTGTATTAGTAATAATTTTTTCTTCTGCTACTTTAATTAATTCGTTAACCGCTTTGCGCCCAGCTTGGATTATACTCTTCTTCGTTTCCTTGATATTCATATTTAATTGTAATAAAATTAGATAAAACTCTATATAGTTTTTGACCGTCAACTATAAATTCGTATTCACTATTTGGTCTAAAACCAACTAGATCGTCAACCTCCACTGTACCGTCTGAATATTTAACAATACCTTGCAATGGTTTTTCATTTTTAATATTAAACTTATCTATTGCTTTTAAAGGTTTAACAAAACAATAACCATTTGGAGCTATCCACTTTTTATTTTTTTTATATAAAAATATTTGATCGTGGTTTATAAAATAAGTTTCTTCGTTGAAAAAGCTTCTACTGTTTCTCTCAATACCTTTTACGTCATTCCATCTTCTAAAAACGTTGTGGTGTACTAAAACTGTATCCCCTGGTTTTATGCTTGTATTACCAATAATTGGAGTTGATATAACTTTAGCCAATCTATTTACAAACTCATGCCTAAATATATCGGTGTTCATTATTAATTCTGAATCACCTATTTTTTTTATATTATTATATCTTGATCCTATTGGTTTTACAACAAAGTTGTAAACACTTTTCATTAGTATTCTAGGTTATACTCTACAGATACCGCCATGTTTTTATTGAAGTCTTTCCAAGGTAATACATCTTTATTCTTTTTTATATAAACAGAATATTTTTCTTCTTCTTCTATAATATCACAAATAGTATGTCCACCATAAACCTCTTGTCCAACAGCGTAATGCATAGCGTCATTCTTGTAGTCTTTACCTACACTAATCTTTCTTATTAACTTCGCCATTTTCTTTTGGATAATTTATAGTACCATCTTCAACGTTAATATCGTAAGTACCGTACTCATGTTGCATTTTGTTTTGTAACACTTTTAGATTATCTCTTAATCCAGCAATGTCATGCATCATTTCATGTTTTTTAATTTCAATAGAACCTATTTCTATTTGAGCTCTATTTATTCCGTTTATATTTCTTTGGATTTCTTGTAGGTGATTATCTGTAACTTTTTCAGGTTTTTTACCTGTTTGTTCCATGATTACTTCAGATGTAGTTTTCGGTTTCTCCGGTTTTAGATCAACCAGTTTTTCTTTTTTTGCCATTTTATTTAATTTAAGTTAATTTAATTTGTTTTATTTTTCAAATGTTAATATAAGTTTTATAGGACTTGTATTATACACTATATCTTCGTTTACAACGTCAGTTGTAGTAAAAGCCTCCGTAAGAACCACACTTGTAGCTGTTAAAGAATCAACAACGCCCATGGCCTTAGTAATTGTTGGATCTGCAGTTGTGGCCACAGCAACAGTGTCTCCTGGTATTATGAATAATCTAGGATCAATAGTCTTAACGGTCATTGTTGGACCATCTAAATCGCCATTATCAATAAGACAACCAGATCTAAAGTCAAAAGCGCCACCGGCAATACCACCCACGTGTAACGTATCTGTACCCATAGTATCACCACTATTTGGCTCGCCTTCAAATACTAAGCCATTTGGAGCTGCTGCTGAAGCTACGGCTAATTGATCTGTTACTCCAAAGTCACCAGCTACAATAGGTATATGACCTATATATCTATCAGCTTGGGTTGATAAAATTGCTGATGCCGCAGGGGCAGCGTTTAAAGCACCTAATGTACTTGGTGCAGCTAAGCTTTTTGTTTTTGCAAATAATAATTCAAATGGAAATATATTAGGTGTTGAGCCAGCATCTCCTTTTGGTCTTATTTCAGCCGTAACACCTATTAGTTTAGCAGCTCCTCTTGGTATTTCAAAAGATGTCCAGTCAAACAAAACGTCACCATCTGCAAAAGCGGCGTTTAACCCAGCGTTAACTGGTGTCATAACTGGTTTTACCTCTACTGTAAAATATTTTGATTTCATATTTTTATTTTTTTACTTTTTCAAATGATCTACCACCGAAATAAGCGCCGATCACTGTTATTAATACTAATTGTAATAAATCTACCCATGTATCTTTAACATCAAATTTTATAGCACCCGCATCTATAAATATTAATAACATTGTACATACTATTAAAAATATTAAAACCATAGGTCTAACATTTTTACTAAGCCATGAGTCTGACTTTAAATCTACTTGCCAACGGCTAGTAATGTTTTTTTCCATTTCTATTTCGTAACTAGCAATTAGTTCTTTTACCTTTTGTTCCGCAGCAAGTTTTTCTTCTTTAGATGTATGTAGATTATCTATAACACCACCTACGCCTTTTACTAGTTCCGCGGCTCCACCGCTGAATAATTTATCTAACATAATTTTATTTTTTAACCTTTATCAGGATCTGAAGAATCTTCATAATCTATAAATCCTTCGTCTTGATCTTTTTTTATAAATTTCTGAGATCCAGGTGTAAGTCCTTCTCGTTGAAGTTTTTGTATTTTAATTGGATCTTCAAAACCAGGTGATAAAGGTACATTATCGTCTTTTATTTCTTTCTTATCTGCTATAGGTCCAACTTTATTTCTTTCTAAAAAATGTTTCTTTTCTTTTTCTACCATTTTAAGCAAAGATGGTCCTTTCATTTTATAAGCCATATTATTTTTTATTTGCGAATTTTTCTATTCCACTTATACCGAAGCAACTTATTACTACGAATAAAAATGAATCATAGACAAATTCATTAATTATTAAATCTTTACCAAAGTAACCAGTAAAAAGATCTACTATCATAATCACACACATTATCATAAATGCAATGAATCCTATAATAGATTTTTCATTCCAATCATTATTATTTTTAAACATTTTCATTATTCCCAAGGCATTTGCTCCCAGGGAAATGAATTATCACCTTCTGGAACCATTTTTCCTTCGTACTCAATCATGCCGTCTTTTCTTTTATATGTTTTACCATTCCACTTAATGTAATCATCATTGTAGGCTAGCTTACCAATTTTCATATCAGTCAAATGCACCATTTCATGCATTATAACATGCTGCTCCTGCTCGCTACCGGGCTTAACTTTATTACTTATAAACATTGAACCATCGTTGTTAGCTTCACCTAAAATACCTTTTCCTAGTGACTTTTTTATAATAGGCGTACCAGGAACAGATGAATCTTTTTTTCTAAAAGAAAACTTTGATTCTATTTGCCCTTCATTAGCTACAGGCGATCGCGAAGTTCCTAGTTTAAATGCCATATTATCTATCTTTATCTTTTATCATATCATCTATAGCTTTGTTATAAACTTTATCTGTGTATGATTTGTTATTATAAAATATACTTCTTTCTGATGTAGGAAGATCTTCTTCACCCAAAAGTATTCTGTAAATTCTACTTATCATTTGAGAGCATTTAAAAGAAGTTTTAAATACAGAGTACATTATAGTTG